CACATTGCCGGGGTTGCCCACGGTGGTGCCGGACGGTGTGCCGGGCGTCAACACCAGGGGCGACCCAGCGGCATGACCCGCGAGGTCCGTGGCAAATGCGATGGCACCCATGAGTCGCTGGTAGGTCTGGTTGTTTTCGAGCCAGCCGGGGTCAANNNTNGNATCAGCNNCNGAAATNGGAATCTTGNNGGCNGCAGCGGTCAGGCTGGCGGTGCCACCTGTGACGGTAGCGACAGCGTTGTTCTGGGCGACAACCGCGCCGGCGCGGGCGGCTTCGGCGTTGGCGGCGCTGGTGGCTGCGTTACTCGCCTGTGTTGTGGCTGTTCCGGCCTGTGTTGTGGCTGTTCCGGCCTGTGTCGTAGCGTCAGCCACCTTGGTGTCCAGCGTGGTCTTGCTGATATTCACTGCACTCAGTAAATCGGTAGTTGCTGTTGTAAGCGCAGCAATTTCTGTTTCAATCGTCATGATGGTCTTTCTTTAAGCAAATGCGTGGTGCGCGACCACAATGGATTGGGTATTGATCAGGCTGGTAGCCATCACAGCAAGGGGTTCGGTGAAGGTTGCGGCGCTGGAAGCGGCGGCGACTGCACTTGCAGCGGCTTCTCCGGCCTTGGTGGTGGCAATCGTTTGCTGTGCTGTGGCTAGGGTCACTTGTGCGGCCCCATTGGTGGCGGCCAGTCCTGCTTGCGTGGTGGCAATACCCGCCTGGGTCTGCGCCGTGGTGGCGCTGGTGGCAGCCTCACCTGCTTTGGCGGTGGCCACAAGCCCACTCGCAATGGCCGCGTTCGCTGCACTGGTCGCCAGGCCCTGTTGCGCGGTGGCCAGGTCTGCCTGGGTCGTGGAAACACCGGCCTGATTGGTCGCGGTCGCAGCCGCATTGGCGGCCGTCAGCGCACTGGCAACTGACTCACTCGCCTTGGTTGTCGCAATCGTGGCCTGGCCGGCAGCCGTCACGGCACTGGCAGCGGCGGCGTTCTTGTCGATCCCGGTCTGCACCCGATCAGCGGCCGTGACAATGGCATCCAGGGCAGTCTGGGCGCTGTCCGCGCCGGTGGCAGCACGGTCTAACGCAGTTTGGGTTTTGTCAGCCTCTGAGGATGCAGCGAAACCGGCGGCTTCGTCGCGGGCAAGCCAAGCATACTGGCGATGGGTAGCCGCTTCTTGGCTATGGGTCAATGCAGATGTAGCCGAAATCACGGCGCCTGCTGCGGCATCTGTCGCCGTACTAGCCCCTGTCGTGGCAATGTCCGCCTTGGCCGTCACCAGCGCCAAAGCCCCCTGCGTAGCCGCCAGGGCCACGCCAGCGGCGTCAATCGTCGGAAAGGGTTCCTGATTCAGGATCAGGTCGAGGTAGCACGGTGAATCCGGCACGGTGCAAAGCGACTCCAGCACCTTGCGGCCGGTGGCCACATCCACGGCTTTGACCGTGTACTGCGAACCATTGGCCCCCAGCGCGTTGGGGAACAGGTTGATCACACCCAGGCCGGTCAGGGCGTCGGTGGTCACATAGTCCGGCCCAGCGGCCACGATCAGGCCCTGGTAAGTTTCCTGCACGGTCAGCTTGAAGCTGACGCGCACCGCCATGGGGGAGCCGTCTTGGTCGAAGAACCTGACTGTTACTGGCTGCGTTGGGATTGACATGGTGTCTCCTCATTCCGCTGGTTAAGGGCTGCTTACTTCATGGCCGTCTTGGGGGCTACTGCCAGCGTTGCGGCAATGTCAGAGCCAAGCGAGTTGGNAACCAAGGTGCGGTAGTTCTGGGCACGGTTGTCGTTGCCTGCATACTCAGAATCTTTGGAATAGGCGTAGGCCAGCACAATGTTGAGCAGGTCATCGCCATAGATGTCGGGCAGGCTGATGTTGCCCACCACATCACTCCAGATCGTGCCCACGGCGGGTTCAGTGATGTCGGTCGGGTAGGCCGAATACATCACTTCAACTTTTGAGGTAGACAGCGCCGGGGGGTAGGTGTAGAACGCGGTTGGGTCGCGCTCATCAAACATGAAGTGCTTGATGGAAACAGCAGCGGTGGCGTTGTACCAGCCACGCTCTCCGGCGTCCATCATCTTGCGCTCGACCTTGGTCACCGCCGACAAGTCGCCAGCCATGTTGCGCGTGATCTCAATCAACTTGGATGGTACCGGGGTCAGTGCCGCAGTGCCAGAGGTGTCTGCTGTAGCACTCTTGAGTGACTGCCGAGCACCCGCCACCAACGACATCGTGGTTGCTGTGTTCATGGTGTCAGGACGGGCCTTGACCACAATGCGCTGGGCGTCGTTGAGGTAGCGCACCAGCTCGTGCATGGGCCAGCGCACAGAGGTCTGGTCTTGCAACAGGTCAACTGCGCGGCGAAGGATGGAAGAAGCGGCGATGCTCATGGTGGACTCCAATTAAAAGAATTTCACGCGAGCGCGCGGCGTGTTTGCGGTAAATCCGCGCCAGGCATCCACGTTGTTGGTGGCAATGGCAGACTCAAACATTGAAAGCTCGATCATTGCCACGTCAGGCTTGTAGAACTCTGCGCCAGCTATCGCCAGCACTTTTGCCTTGGCGCCGTGCGCAATGTCGTAGCGGTACTTGTCAAACAAGTAATCAGGTATTCCGGTTGACGCACGACTTGGCGTCAACGTCACTTGCACCTGAATAGACAGGCCAGCAGCAACCGCATTACCCAGACGAAAAGTAGTCAGGTCACGGCTGACAAGCCCCTGATCAGGCAAATCAACGCGCGTCCAGTCGTTCGGCGCGGCGCGATAAGAAATAATGTCAATGGGTTTGCCATCAACCGTGGCGCGCTCTACCCTGGCCACATCAGATTCGATCGGAACATCAAAGTCGTACTCGACCAATCCGTCAAATGAAGTTACTGGGTCAAGCCACTCCACCCAGGCCCGAGTGCGCTGAAAAAACTCGATGGTAGCTTCCCGCACCTTGGCATCAATCACCGGATGAGGGCAACTCATTGCGTACGTCAGCACTTCGGGGTAAAAGGCGGTCCACAGCATGATGCAGCCTTATTTCTTGCGCGGCTTGTGCTTGGGCTCGGTCGGCACTTCGACCGGCGCGGCGTTCTCATCACCCTCGTCATCCGGCAAGTCGTCTTCGGATTCGCCGGGGACATCATCAGGCTCTGGTTTCTGGATCAAGGCTTGGGCTTGGTCATGGTCGCCCTCATCAGCCGGGCAGAAGTCCACCAGGGCCAACAAAAATGCCAGGTCTGCCTGGTTGTCCACATCAGCCACCAAGCTCCCGTCCACCGGCGCAAACACAATCACCCCGCTGGGCGCGGCAACGCGGACCGAGCCGTCTTTGCGTGGGGTAATGTTGGTTTCAATTCTCATGTCAATCTCCCAAAAAAAGGAGCACAAAGGCCCCTTTGGTATGTGCCAGCCTTTGAGCCGTCCGCCTGAAAAATCAGGCAGCGCGATAGATCAAAGTCAAGCCCAAAGTGCCAGCCGCCGGAGTCGTGGGGGCGGTAGCCACCTTGACCACAATGGCGCGGTCGTAATTGACCGCAGTCACAGACGCCATGGGTTGGCTCAGAATCTGTTGCTGGAAAGCAGTTGCAACCGCTGTGGTAGAACCCCAGGCCGCGCCGCCATCAGCAGCCTTTGTGGAAAGCAGCGTGTCCTTGAGGTCCGCCGACACAGCGCCGGCCGCATCGGTCAGGTTCAAGTTGCCAATACCAACAGTCAGCACCATCGCAGCAGCGCCCGTGTCCATGTCGGTGCCATCCACCAGGACGCCAACCGGCACGCAGCCGGCCGGCAAGACGCCGATTTTTCCAATGCTGTTGAGCGCCAGATCCGCCGTGGCCATCGCCAAAGCAAACCGCATCGACGCCAGCTCGGCGCCGGCGGGGGTAATCGGGTTGGCACGCCCGGTCGTGTAGTCGTTTGAACCAGTAAAAGCCATGATGTTTACTCCTTAACTTTCTTTGCGGGTTAGCGCGTTGCGCAGGCGGTGTCCAGGGCGAAGGAACCAAAGTCCTGGGCACCGGATTCGGTCGTGAAATTGACCTTCTTCATCCCGAAGATCGAAGACGTGGTGATCACCACCTTGTCGCCGTTGTCGCGGGTTTCCTCGTTCCAGCTAAAGCGCTGGTCAGTGCCTGGTGAACCGTAGGCAATCACGGCAGCCTGAGCGCCCATGAACAAGCCGCGAGCAGCTTCCACGTTGGCACCGGCACCGGCATTGCTGAAACGGATCACATTGCGGTGGCTGTGCAGGATCGCGCCGCGGTACATACCCAGACCACCCTTGAACAGGGGGCTGTTCTTGCCTTCTGCAGTTGCAGCGGCTTTCTGGATGTCGAGCCACTGGCCGGTCGCGGTCGAAGCGCGCATGTCGTCTTCCTGCCAGGTGTGCATCACACAGACAAAGGTTTCATTGCCGTCGATCTTGCAGGGCTGCAGCACAGGCACGCCAGTGGCGCCGCCACCTTGGACCTGAGCGCGGGTGATGGCGCGGTCGACCAACTTGAGGCTGAACTTGTCAGCAGCATCAATGTTGTTGAAAGCCGTAGCGCCGTTTTGCTCTACGCCAGTCGCGCTCAACTCAGCGCCGTACAGCGTGTGGTTGGCATCGGGTGTCACCAGAGCGTTATTGGCGCGGCCGGTGTAGCCCAATGGCAGCAAGAAGTTGGGGTTGACGCCACGGGCGCCAGACACGTAGATGAACAACAGTTCATCGACCAGACGAGCCCACCAGCCAGACTGCTGGCGCTTGGCTTTTTCGCGCAGGTTGTGCAGCGTGCGCTTGCGCGTCATGCGGCCGCCGGTGTTGACACCGCAACGTGCTTGGTCAATGTAGATGGTGTCGGTGTAGAAGCGCTGGGCCTCTTCCTTGCCTTCCAGATTGTCCTCGCCCTCAACGGGTGCCATCTTGAGCTCGGCCAACAGGTCATAAGCGATCTGCTCACCAGCATCCGACTCCAGGTCCGTCAGGATCTGAATCGGCACTTCGGCAGCTTCGCCCTTGCCCATGAAGCGCTGGCTCCAGTAGCCCTTTTGGGAAGTGTCATAGGCCATCAGGCCTGCAAAACGTTTGACAGCCTTAGGGTCGTTCACCCCGATTATTGTGCGTGCGATGATAGTTCTCCTTGGTCCGCAGACCGAAGAGCACATCCTGCGCCCGGGTTGATAAATGGCCTATTGGCAGACCGTACTATGTCATCCTTGGCACGAACACCATTACAACAAAAAACCTTTTTCTTGCATGAAGTCGACAGGGTGTTTTGCTGATTTTGTAAGGTTGCATCTGGGACATAGCAACTGCACGTTTCTCATGCTATGTTCGCCGCCTTTCGACAGCGGCATGATGTGATCAAGATGGTGTTTTGTTTTCTTGAGGTCGGTCAGGCACACGACACACTTGCCTTTTTGCAAGACCAGCAGTCGCTTGATTGAATCTGGCCCCAAGTCACCATTTGAATGTATTTTTTTAGCGCGACGACGTTGCTCGTTTATCACTCTTCGATCACGGTTTCCAGCGGCCCACTGTGCAGCACTCAAGGCCGACCTATCTGGGTTATCTTCGCGCCACTTTTTTGCCTTGGCTTTCTGGTGGTCACTGTTGTCAATGGCATATTGTTTTTGGTATGCCTTGAATACCTCCTGGTTGCCCTTCTGCCAGGCCACCGCTTGAGCATTAATCCACTCGCGATTAGCTACTCGATACTCAATCTGCTGGGCTTTGATGTGGTCGGCTTGTTGCACACGCCAGGCAGCGTCATATTCCCGTTTGCGTTCAGGATTTTTGGATTGGCTTTTGAGTGTTGCCTCTCGGCATTTTTCACGATTCTTTGCCCGATACCGAGCAGCCGCCTCTTTACGTCGGGCTATGCGCTCTTCGTCCGGTAGCTTGTCTTTGTGATTCATGGCAATCCTCGCCAATCTTAATTTTGTCGAACA